TGCTTTTTCAATTAACTTAAGACGTGATTCCGATACATGTTTGGATTCTTCTTTAACAATTTGAGATGGCAAATGTTGAAACATATTCTTGAATTTATCGGGAACTACACAAGCCACCGCCTTATTTGCTTCAAGAACCTCGTCTGCAAGACCATAATTGACCGCCTCATCGGCAGATAACCAGGTCTCATCGTCCATCAATTTTTTCAAATCGTTTTCTGTAATCTTTCCATTCGATTTTGCTAAATAAGTAGCAACTGAAGTTTCTCTAACACGGTCCAAATCATCAGCTTGCTTGCGTAGTTGTTCAGCATTACCTGCAACAAAAGTCATAGGATTATGAATCATCATCATTGAATTTTCGGGCATAAAAATAGTGTCACCCGACATTGCGATGACACTTGCGATTGATGCTGCTAAACCGTCAACATATACATTCACGGTAGCTTTATTTTGTTTTAACTGATTGTAAATTGAGATTCCCTCAAATACAGAACCACCAGGCGAGTTGATATGAAGATTAATAGTCTTAACATCCCCTAATTGCTTCAAATCATCTCTGAATGAGGCACCGGTAGTATCTGAGTCATCCCACTTTTGACTAACAATTTCACCATCAATATTTACATCGGCACTGTCATTACTTGTTTGGGTCATTTCCCAAAACTTGGGTTTCTTCTGTTGTGGCATTCTTTGTCACCCCCTTTCGTTGAGTTGGGTCCATATCTATTGGATATAGATCTCCGGAAACAAATAATTTATCGGCATATTCATCCCCTGATTCAGGTAAATCTTCCAAATCAAGAATGTCATTCGTTGTATAAATACCATTACGGCGCATAATCTGATAGAAGTTTGCTCTTGCCTGCATGTCACCTCGAAGCAATGAGTTCATATTGAATTTGAAATAACTTCCACCATTTAAATCTGCTGAAGTTAAAAGTTTTTTCTCAAATTCTTGTTCATACTGCCGAACAATTGGAGTCAACGTCATTTGTACAAATTGGGTCATTAATTGCTCGTTAGAACTGAACGTTCCACCCGTTGTGGCATTTAAGAATTGAATTGGAACATTGAAAGCATTAGCAATTCTTTTATCAGTAATATCGTTCATGTTCTTTAGGTCTGCAGAAATAAAATTTCTCTGAAGTTGCGTAATTTCTACACCAGGTTCTTGAAATAATACCCCTGAACTAGACTGATTATATTTTTTGAACATTGCAATAATTCTCTGGATTTGGTCAGGGCTGACTCCAGCTCCATATTTCAAAATAAAGCTATCTTTCTTATTCATTTCATTCAAAGAGAATTCTTTAACTGAATCATCAAAATCTAAAGCACCCCTAAGTACATCTAATGGCGAAATGCCTGAATACCTCGAAGCACCTGCAATATGTTTAACATGAATAATATCCTGATTGAATACGTAGGTATTGATATTGTATTGTGCTGAGATTACATGGTACCAAAGACTACCATCATCTTTATTAATCACCGGCTCTACATCCAATGGGTTTATTGGAATTAAATTTTCTGGAATATTGTAATCATTACGTTCAATAATCGCATATCCGTTACCGTAAGTATTTCGATCAGTTTCCAAGCGATTAATAAAATCAAATGCCGTCATATTATCATTTGGAGCATACTTTATTAATCTACTGACCGAATCATTAACTTCCTCTTGCTTCTTTAATTCCTTAACTGGCAATGATGATAGCGTATTTGATAATCTGGTAATTACGCTAAAAATTGTTTCATTGGTTTCCAATGCATGTTGTTTGGATCCATAAAAAGATTTGCCGAACCAATCAGAAAAATCGAAAGCCTTTCCAGACCAACTCTTCTTATCTGACTTAGATCGAAAAAATTGTTTGAACCTATTCATTAGGCCCATTCAATCACCTCCTTTAATCAAATGATACGAATGTAATTCTACTTCCTTGTTGCTTAATCAATTTGTTTACTACATCAACATGAGCATCCAATAGGGCCGCAAAACCATCAATCTTACGTGACAATGTTTGTTTTTGTGGCAACCAATTATCATTTCTATCCTTGATGAGCTTGATATTATTTAAATACCAACGAAATAATTTGGAATTGTTATAAATAACCTTCCCATCAAGTAGAAGCTCTTTCAGGTTCTGCATTGGTCCACCAAGTGTCAAGAATCCTTGTCTTACCTCTTGAGTAACAAAGCCATAATTCTCCATCGCTTTATTAAGTAGTAAAGCCTTGGCGGGATCATACATTACCTTAGTAATTTGATATTTATTACTCATCTCAGTAAACCAGTCTAAAACATATTCATATTTAACATAGTCACCTGGAATAATTTCTAACTCCCCAGATTTTTCCCATGCTTTAATACGTTCAGGATTTTTATCCCTTTTGTACCTAGCTTCTGGAACCCATGATTTCTCAAGTACAAAAATACCTCCGTCATCAAGAGGAAACTCCAGACAAGCAGAGGTAAAATCTTCTGTTTCCGATAAATCATACCCACCGGTACACTCACGGCCTTCAAGTAATTTAATATTGAGAACCTTATTATTTTTCAAAATTGTATCAGTAGTAACAAAACTTAACTCATCTGTTTCACTGAAAATATTGAACTGCTTAGTAATCCAATCAGCGTATTCTCTAGGGTTCTTACGGTCTTTCTTGTAATCCCCTATCATGTCTACCATTTCCATTAAACAAATGTTAGGATTGGCTTTTTCCCACATTTCGGGGTCATTAGCTTCTTGCTTATTATCAAGCTTTGCTAAGTAATAGAATGTACGTTCATCAATGTGATCGTCATAATTCTTCAAACAATCTTGACCATTATCAACGAAATCCATTAATGGACCATCGAGAACTGTCCCTGCAGTTGATATATACATAATCAATGGCTGTTTTCTTGTACCACGGGAACGTTTCATTACATTAATCAATCTATAGTCCTTATATTCATGAATTTCATCAAAAACAGCAAAGTGAAGGTTTTTCCCATCCTTATTTTTGGTATCTGCTGACATTGGAACGATTGTACATTTTCTTTTTGGAAATCTAATTTCCTGCCTATTTGCAACAAATCTTTCAGAAAGAAACGGTGATGATTTAATCATGGCCATAGACTCATCAAACAATTCATGGGCCTGCCCTTTATCATTGGCCAAAAAATAGACATTAGCACCACGTTCACCATCAAAGCCAGTCATATAATCAGCCAGACCAGATTCTAGTGTTGTCTTACCATTCTTACGGCCAACGAAAACTACTCCTTCACGAAACCTACGGTATCCAGTATCACGATGCACCCAACCACATAAACATCCCACAATGAAATGTTGCCATGGTTGCAATACTAATTGACTATAATCACCTTTTGATGGCTTACATTTAGATTCAATAAAACGAATCGGTCGCCATGCTTTTTCCTCATCAAATACCCATGGAAAATCATCAGTACCTTGTCTCTCTAAATCTTTCAATTGACGTTCACATGCAGCAATGACTTCCTTAGATGCCGGAATATCACCTTCAACTACCATATTTGCATAATAATTTGTTAATAATATTGGACTGGGGTTTTTAAGATAGGCCCATCCCTCACGGTCAGCCTTATATTTATCCCACCAATTTGTTAACTCTGTAAATGAATAATCTAAAACATTAGTCGAACTCATCATTATTATCATCCCCGTCAATCTCGGCAGGCATGCTTATTGCTAACGAGGCACGAGAACCTGGAGTCATTCCAAGCTCACCCGCTAATTTATCCAACAGTTGAGCCGAATTTCTTTTCTCACGAATAAATGGATTAACTCGTCCTTTCATCATGAAACCTTTTTGTTTAATTTTTCTATCAAAGGAATGATAGTCAGCAAGCGTATCACAGTACAATGCCAAAGTATTAACATCACCATTGGTCAATAATTGGGTTGGTTCCATGACTTCAACAATTCGTTTGAACTCTTTAGCACCTGTTGCTGTCAACCAAGTTGGTGGCTCCAACTTATCCCTTGGCAAACTCAATTTCTCTTCATTTTTTTGACGTTTATGTAATTCCTTTTTAGTTTTGTTATTCGGATTGCCTTCTAAAACATGTAGAAGTGCACTTTTAGCATTCTGTGGCAAAGTTTCCTCCTTTCCACCCAACAAAAAAGCTCCAAGCCACTGATACAGTAATGGTTTAGAGCTAATGTGAATTAACTTTTTTTATTGAAAAACGAATTTATCACGCATTTGGGACTACACCGTTGTCTGGGATTTCGTTCAAATATCTTTTGAGGTAGGGGGGCTACCAAAACAATTTGTCATCATCTTTATTCGATGCAAACTTAAAAACATCAGAACGTTTCTTAACCTTAGCTACATGTTTAAAGTATTGCTTATTACCAGAACCTTTTTCGGGATGTTCCTGGTTATGATGTTCTAAACAAATAACTTCTAAATTACTTTGATCCAGTCGTTTACCCCAGTCATCCCTTAATGGAACTATATGATGGACTGTCTTAGCAACAGTTATCTTGCCTTCTCTCAAACAGTCTTGGCATAGGTAATGCTGTCGTACTAGCGTCGCCTGTCTCGCATCATGCCATGCTTTCGTATGATAGAATCTTA